TCATCTGAAGATATACCTTCCATGCTTTTTAACGTACTTGTAAGCTTATGGAAACCATAAATTGTCATATATAAATTGAACGTAACAAGGTTAATAAATATTATGATAAAAAAGTAAAAACTAGAGGTTTTTTAGTCCTCTGTTAATTTTTTGGCTTTTGAAACAGCATAATCTACAGAGAAACCTGCTGTAAGACCTATCAATGCTAGACCTAATGTGTCTATGCCTGATAATCCTATTGTTTGTGCTATAGCAATACCTGCAAAGCCTGAAACAATTACTGCACCAAAGAATTTCTTAATATCATAGGAACTTTCAGAACCTAGAAATCCTCTTATGGTGTTTAAGATTGCACCAGATACTGTTGCGATTACTACCACGAGTAATGGATCTACCATAAATGAAAGACAATCCATCTATATTTAACTATTACTACTCATTTGTCGAGTAATTCCTTGACTAGGTCGTCAAGATCTGATTTTGCCTCTTCTGGGTGTAATCTATTTGACTGCCTATCAACTGCTTTAGCTAAAATAATAATGGTTTTTTGTAATCTTTCTACTGTCTCACATAGACTTTTCTGTGTTTTTTGTACTTTTTTAAAATATGTGACTACTGCTGCCCCTGTACCAAGAGCAATAGCCATAACTACTTCTTCATATATTGAATCTAACAATTCAAGCATATTAATTAATAATATTTATGCTTTTTATTTATATCGGTTGATTTATTAATGGGTGATATATATGAATATTATGGCTTCTTCCATATATTTATACAATAATTATGAAGAATTTGAGTTATTTAACAAGGATAATTTCAATGAAAAATTCAAAACAATTAAGATAATAGACATGTATATCCATCAAAAAACTAAATTATGGGTGGTAACTGACACAAATGACCTCATAGAAAAGCCATATTTGCAAAAATCTTTGGTTCATTTTAGAAATGCAACTGTAGAAGAGTACATAACTGATGAAACTAAGCTTATATTGCATGATAAGATCAAATTTAACCCTAAAAAGATGTTTATTGATATATTTCCAAGATTTTTAAGAAAACCAGAACTTAGATGGAGAGTTGACAAATATATTAACGATGGTAATAATATGGAAACTAGAATGGTTGATTATGACAACAGATATTATGATTTTGAAAATAATAGAATAAATTTTGTGTTAAAAAACTAACGTTTGTTACCTAAATTTTTACCCAGTATGTGTTGCCAGTCTTTTCCGTGTTTTCTTCTCATACTCTTCCAAAACGGATCAACTTCAAACATTCCACCTTTTGCATTGTATGATTTCATTATATTTGAAACCTTTCTGTGACACTTTTGACAAAGTCTTGCGTTTATTTGTTCCATGCCATGTTTATATTCTCCACAGAAATGACACATGCCATAAACAATCTCTTTAATTGGGACTAGAATGGTTTCTCTGCCTTTTTTACCTGCACAGTCACCACAAATGTCGTTTACACCTGCACCTACTGGAATACCGTTACCAAAGCAACTAAAACACATTCCTTCTTTATAGTTGTTCACTCTTGTATATTCATTTTTTTGATGTATATCTACAATTTTACTACCAATTTTTGTTTGTCCAGAGTCTATTTTAACTTTTTCTGCCACTATTTGTCCCTATTCTCCATGTTTCTTAAACACTCCATTAGTATTCCAAGTGACCTGTTGTCTTTTTTAATATCTAACAAATCAACAATACGTCCTAAATATATATCCCATTCATCTAATTTTTTAGGTTTTGCAACTTTAGGTTTTGCAACTTTAGGCTTTTCATCTGGGTGTTTACAACTGTCGTCACATTTATGGAACTTTTTAGTCATTTTGTTCATCGTCCCATCTTTGTATATGACCAAACTCTTCGTTAACTATATCTCTTGCATTTCTTACTGTCATACCTGCATATTTTCTTAACTCTTCAACGGTCTTTGTCTTTTTCCAACCAAAGTCCATTGCTGTTTGCAATGTTTTCTTTACTACGTCAAAGTTAGTTGGTGTTATACCATTAGGGAAATTCTTTTGTGACATTGATGTTCCACTACCAGATGAAGGGTGTCCTTGTGCAACTCCTCCCATGTCAGAAGGTCTACTTTCAACATGTTCGCCTTGTGCGTTTTGTCTTCCCTCTTCAGGTGCAGCAGTTGACCTGCCTCTACCGTTTTTAAGTTCCTCGTTTTCATATTCCTGAACCTCTTTAGATATATTGTATTCTCCAGTGTGGGTTCTTTCTATTTTGAATCCCATCTGTTGTAGTTTTGCCATGTTGTCAATCTCTACACCTTCTCTTTGTAGTTCTGAAAGTTTGTCGTTCTCTTCTCCTGCTACAAGTTTAAGATCCCAATCGTCAACTCCCATGACTTCTGCAAATTTCTTAAAGAATGATTTGTATAAAATATCCTGTCCCCATTTAACTGCTCTGTTTGTAATTGTAACTTGTAATCCTTCTTGTGACCAACCACCTACCATCTCTCCGTAGTATAATGGAAGTACACCATATACTGCACCAATGATTTGTCTTAACTCTTTTCTTACTTCAATGAATTGTAACTCTTGTAATGAACCAGTAAAGTCTATCCAGTTAGCCATGTTCTTTCCACCTTTGTCAGATTCAACCATAAGTGGGTGTATCATGTATGGATCTTCAGTTGCTTTTTGTTCTAATGCGTCCCATGATTTTCTGAATGTCTCGTAGTTTCTTGATGCAACAACAAGTAATCCTCGTGGTGGTCGCATTTTATCAAAGTATTTTCTGACATATTCGTCCATGTGTGACAATGACATTGCCTTACTCCATATAGCGAATATAGGAGATAGACCATAAATTAAACTTGGTTTGTATTTACCTGCTTTCCAAATAACTTCACCTTCACCGTAAATTACTCTCTTTGGGTGTGGAATACCTATAGAATATACAGAGTTTACTTCAATTATTGCCTTTAGGCATTTAGCGTTACATATATCACATCTGTCAGTGTATTGTCTCTTATCTCTGTGTTCAAATCTAGGACATACCCAAATCTTTTGTCTCTTATCATCATAACCTATTCTACCATCAGAGTCAGCAATCATTGCAACTTGTGGTGGATCAATTCTTAAAAGTTCTTTAATCTCAGTTTTATGTGGATCTATTTCTCCTGATATATCATCAATAAAATAATTCTTTAACAATAACATGTAAGCGTTATCTGCAATCTCCAAATCCCTTTCCAACTGTCTTGAAAGGTCTTCCATGTTTTGCATGTTTCCATTTACAGGCTTGCTCATAATGTCTTCAAGAATCTTTCTGTGTTCTGGTACAGGTCTTCTCATATCATAACTTCCACATGAATCACACTGTACTTTTTTCATATCTATTTTGTCTTCACTTTCATCGTGAATGTTTGGTGCATATTGGAATGTCTTTGCACAGTTTTCACATTTGTATTTGAATCTCTCTACTATCTCAAAACCGTTCTTAAACATCTCACGGTTAAGTGTCTCAATAGGAATTCTAATAGCATCAATGTTATCTGCCAACTCATAGATCATAATGAGTGGGAATGGGAAAATTGGTAGTTTGGCACCTGTATCGGTACTCATATAAGGTTGTGCTATACTAGGTCTAGTCGTAGCATCAGTGTATCCTTTGTTTACTGGGGTTAGTGCTTTTCTTAATCCACTAAGAGAATCTCTAATACCCATGATATATCAGTAATTTGTTAGTTAATAAACTTTGTCTAATATTGTTAAAATTATGTCAGATTGTGTTATAGACTATGTTCAGGACATTTTGGGTGTTTACCAATTTCAGGGGTACACAAGCATTTTTTAACAGGTTTTTTTACCTCTTTTGGCTCATTAAAGGACTTTTCTTCCATTATAACACTTATATTACGACAAATATATAGTTTATTATGCATCATTGTAAAGGAGTATGTCAGAGATATAGAGCACCACATGGTAATAGAATGTATATACATGGTGGTAAGAGATGTACATTATGTGCATTGTTTGTAAAATGGGAAGGAATACACTGTCCTTGCTGTGGAACCAAATTACGTGTCAAAATTCGTTCTAGGGCTATACCAATGTGTACATACAAAAGAATTTAAACTACCTATTTAAAGAGATTATATGGTTGACTTTACTGTAACCGACTATAAAACCCTATTAATATGGTTTGAGTTGGCATTTGCTAAACTACCTAAATCATCAATATCTACTGATGATAAGAAAACATTTTGGAAACTTACATTTTTATCCGAAGACGCTGTCAAAGAAGCAAGAGAAAAAGAAGAAGAAGATGAGAGTTAAACCTATAAATAAGGTAGTGTATTAATATAATTGGTTGTCAGGGATTACCCACCGTTAAGTCGGGAATAATAAGGTAGCCCTCTTAAACCACCTAATAATAACTCGATAAGGGAACGGTTGTTATTAGTGTTTACTTTATATAGTAGTGTCATGTATATATGTTACTAGGTAACTAGCGTTCTATCAGGTCGATAGTGGACAAACACGTAAGATTTGTCCCGACCTATAATAAGATTAATATAGGGTGTGTTCATAACATAATTATGAATATACCTTTATTCTTTATAGGTTTGTTTTTAACTTTTACATTATTCCTAACTCCAGTAGGATTGATATTATTGTATGTATCTTTCAAACTTAACAATAAGACAGAAACAGTTGAAAGAAGATGCAAATACAAAGATGAAAATGGATATGAAATGAATACATACGATGAAGAACTGTTAGAAAATTTGCGTTAGATATGCAAACATTTAATTAAGGCTAACATAGTATAACTACTTATGAAAGGCTGCAAAGGATTATGTGACAGAATACCTGATAATAGACCATTTGGAAACGCATACAAAACACATGTATTATGTAGACGTTGCGACAAATGGATAGAGAAAATTTACTTAGTTAATGAAAACTGTCCTTGCTGTAAACGTAGACCAAAAACAGTTTCAAGAAAAAATAAGAGAGAGACAGCAGTTAGATATGACATTCCAATACATGTTTAATTCGATACGTTTATATTAGATATATATATCATACTATGTAATGATAGGAATGACAACAATAGCACCAAT